TCTTGGGGTTCTACCGATGGCTGTCCCAAGAGCTTTTTGTTCAAAAGAATTCAGAACATTTGATAAAGCGTTGTAAGCAGCAACACTGACTCTGTCAATATCCGGAATAACGATTCCATTTTCGAGAACTTTTACTTCAAATTCGTGATACTGGGCAATCGGGTTAATCATTTCAAAAGCAGAAATTTTTTCGCTGTTATTTTCTGGAACCAGGATTAGGTGTTCTCCTGCATTTGAAGATTTAAATTCCTCTAGCGTGCTCAGCTGTTTTGTTACAGAACAAGAACCTTCCCCTTTTGCGCAATCGTCGCAGCATGCGTCATGTGGAACTGCAGCCAAAGACATTGCGTCGTACAAGCTACCTCCAACTGGACTCATTGCAATAGTCATTGCGTTAGAAACACCGCTGTCACCAACCCTGCTTCCATTTGAGCCGTTAACCGGAATGTATACGGTTTCTGGTTTTACTTGTTGCGCCGTTCCGAACATGAACTCGTCACCATCAAAGTGGTAAGCGACTCTTAGTGTCTCAACAGACTGGCCGGCACCCATCTCAAAAATTGCAATGTCGTTATCGGCATTAACAAGTCTCACCGCTCCGCCAAAGTGTGAAGCAAGTGCTCTTGTGAGGTCGGCAGCTCTTCCAACTACGGAGTTTTCTGCACTGTTCATTGCCTCGTAAATTGCGTTTACATGGTTCTTTGTCTCCGAGTTTTCGCTGTCATCTTTTTTCTTTGTATTGCTATAACGCTCAAGAAGTCTTCTTCCTTTTGCAGCAAGTTTTGCAGCGTCTTCCATATTCTTTGGAACTGGCTCACCCCATGCAGCCGCCGAAAGAGCAAGTCTTGTTGGTTCTCCATTTGGTTTCTTCATTGGGCCAGATGGGTTTGTAAAAAATCTTGTGAGGAATGAACCCTTGCGGCGCATCTTTTCTGGTGTGTCAGCTGGACCCTTAACGCCAGGCTTTAGATTTGCGCCTTCTGTTCTCTTGAAATGAGCACGACCGGCTGCTGTCAAACCGCCCTTTGGGTCTCTTAGTGGTTGACGCTTTACGTCTATTCCATCTTTGTTTTCGTTAACAGCTTCATCCGATTTAATTGAGATAGTGCCTGTCAGCTGGTTGGCTCCATGAAGAACTGGAGAAACCTCGTACAGCTCAACTTCTTTCAAAAGGTTTGCTTGCTGGGTTGGGTCAAAAACTGCATCAAGAGTTTTGTAGCCTATTGACCACTCCTGCTCAAGACCAAAGAATGACACATTTGCAAATGCCTCACGGCCTCTTTCGGCTTTGAGATTAAATTGGACTCTTGCATAAAGGCCACCTATTCCGGCTTTTCTCATCTTTGCTGGAAGACGAGGGTCGTTTGGGCCAACTTCATAGATTTCCAAAACTTTGCCGATTGGCTCATTCCAATTGTGACCCCATACGACCCGGGGCTTTCTTCTTTTCAAAGAATTTGTAAAGCACCCTGGGAGGCAAATATCGCCAACAGAGTCCTTATTCCCAACACCAGCAGCAAAGCACTCGACTATGCCGAGAGCTTCGTCAATGTTGAATTGCCCTGTTAGGGACTTATATTCGTAGTCTGCGTCTGTTTCGTGTGTGTTAGTCATGTTCACCTAGTCATCAATGATAAACGAGTTGTTTCTGTTTTTGTGAAGCTTTTTATTTTGTTTATATAAAGTGAGTATGTTTGTATAAACTAGTCTTTATCAAAACGTAGTCTGCACCTGCAGTTGATTGTTAGGTGCGGTGGAGCAAATGGGTCGCCAGGGAACCTCAAAAGATTTCCGCCCATATCAAATGCCTCCAAAACACCAACGGATTTTCCGTGCAAACCAGCATGCTCTGGTCTAACTTTTGGGTCTTTTTCCGTAATCCATGTTTTGGTCATTGCCCCAATTGAGCGTCCTGACAGATATGTTCCAGCGTTGTAGGCAGTTTGCCCTTCATGCTCGGCTATAAGTCTCTTTCTCTTCATTAAGAGATTTATAAAAATTGCAGCGAGAGCGGCTTTTAACATTCCGATTTTGTCTTCTTCTTCGGACATTGAGGAGGCTACGAGTACGGCTGCTGCTACTTCTGAAGCTGTTGTTGAATTAACATTTTCCATTCTCTCCATCTGAGAGTCAAGGTGTTCTTTAACTGCATCATCATCCATTTCAGCTTGCATTGATGCCTCCTGCGAGACAACGCTTGATGCGTCGTTCATTATTCCGCTGAGTATCGGTCTTATGTCTTCGTTTAGTTGTTTATTCCAGACAGCAAGGTCAAATATTGATTCTGGGTCAAGAGCTTTGGATTCTATGTTTTTTCTAGCTTTGCTTCCAGCGGCTTTTTCCATTATTACTCGTTGTTGTCTTTCAAAAAATCTTTCGAGTGAAGCGTCAAGAATCTCAATCCACCTGTCTGATGACTCCTCTGCCTTTACATCCCACTCATCAAGAACATAACTATTTATTCCAGAGGAGCCCTCTTTTGTCTGAGGCCCACCCATTGACGCAGCTTGCTGTGCGGCAATTGCTTCCGCACTCAGGGCGGCGGACATTCCCTCTGATGGTCCAGCGGAAGGAGCAGCTTGAGGTCCGTATGAGGGAATGGGAATTTCTTGAGGTGTTGCTGGTGCTCCGGGAGCAGGTGGCATACCAGGGACTGGTGGCATTCCAGGAACTGGAGCTCCACCTCCCATCATGTCAAGTTGCCCTTGTTGTTGCGGTTCAAACTTCTTGTTCGTGTAACCAATTGGTGTCAAGTTCGGATTAGCAAGCATTGCGTCCATCAGCTCAGAGTCAATTTTTCCTCTGCCGGCACCTTCTCTATATTCGTTGCCACTTATTAAACCGCTTTGATATTCGTTTAACAAATATCTGTCTCGTTCTTGCTTGTACAGAACCAAAACGGGAACATCGGTAACGTCAAAGTCAACATAGTACTTTGTATGAAGCTCATCTAATCCACGAGCCAATGTCTCTAGGTGTGGGAGCATCGTTTCATTCCAAAAAACTTTATGTTCTTCCGCAGCGTTGCTGAATGTTCTGCCGGATGCGTTTCCGATTACTGATTCAGGCACGCCAAACGCTGCAAGTATTTCTTCTTTTTGTATCTGTCTCATTTGCACGTAATTTGCATCACGCGGAGACTGCCCTGTATCAACAAAATCAACACCTTCGTCGGATGACACAACAGTTACTGCACCAGCCCTATTGATGTTTCCCCTAAAACGACTTCTTAGTTCATCTTTATCATCGTCGTCGATTTCTCCTCTGACGACAAGAAGGCCACCTGGTCTGCCGTCATTAAGTAAAAAGTTTCTGTTGTAAATCTTGGAAAGATTTTCAATTTCGATTGCAATTCCAGCAGCTTCCATTGGAGTCAATGAGAGGTATGGGTCAAGTGGGTGTGGTTTTCTAATCCACACAACATCTTCTGGCTTCAATATAATTTTTGTTCCATTACGCATATCAACTTCAAAACCAGAAACAAACTTTCTTGGGTCTGGTATTGGGGCTGTGTGTTGTGGTGGCAAAAGCTGTAGAGCAATTAGTTGACCATCTCTGCCTCTTACTTTTTCAATGAATGCACCACGGGATGACATGAGCAATTGAGACGAAAGTCTGTATCTAAAAACGAATGAGTTCTCACCCATATTTGACTTGGTGTTCAGCAAGTTGAGAATGCTCTCATCTGACTCTCTAATAATTTTTCCGGTTGGGCTATTGTTCTCTCGCAAGATGGCTGGAAGTCTTGATTGGTTTCCCGCAATCGCATCAATGCATCTATTAACCCAAGTTACCTTTTGGAAGCCTTCACGGTAGGCTCTTTCAATGTCCCACGAGTCCCTGTAGGGCTTACCAGCCATTGACGGATTGAAGGCAACTGGTGCTCCTGGTCCAAGCGCAGATTTTTGCTGTGATTGGTTAATTGACTTATTTTGCGACGAATTCCAAGCCATTATGTACTTTTACTCCATCCCAAGTAATATTCCGACTGCACCACAAGCAACACCAAAAGCAATAAAACCAGCTGGTGGCCATATCAAAAATGTTCCTACGCTCACAAACAGTATAAATGAAGCAATCAGTATGTTGGCGATGGTTGTCCTTTTAGTCAATTTTGAGAAGAAACGGCGGAGTGTGTTTGTCATTTTTTGTAACTTTTTTTCGCTAGGATTATTTTGTGCCACAGTATTCTAAACTTAGCACGACTAATCGATTTGGACAAGAATGACTAACTGGCAAAAAGTTTTAGAATACCTAGAACCAAGAAAACCGCATTTTTGCCCTGAAACACCGTCTATTACGCAAAAAGTGTTTCTCAGAACATATGCGTTGGAAGCATTTTTTGGTGGAGCTGCTGGGGGTGGAAAGAGCAGCGCTTTGTTGATGTCTGCGATGCAGTATGTAGACGTCCCTGGATATTCTGCGATTCTCTTCCGGCGCACATACGCCGACTTGTCGCTTCCTGGAGCATTGATGGACAGATTCAAGTCCTGGGTTGGCGGAGTTGAGGAAATAAGCTGGAACAACAATACATATGTAGCTACATTTCCATCTGGTGCCAGAATATCCTTTGGTTATCTGAATAACACGAATGACTACCTCCGCTACAAAGGTTCGGAATTCCAATTTATAGGAATGGATGAGGTTACGGAAATTAGAGAATCTGACTACAGATACCTGTTCTCCAGACTCAGAAGACCAAAAAGCGGTGAGCTTTCAAAAGTTCCACTGAGGATGCGTTCAGCTTCAAACCCAGCCCCCAACTGGGTAAGGCAGAGATTCATTGTTGAAGGGGTCGAGACAGGGAGAATCTTTGTGCCCTCGTTGCTCACCGACAACCCTGGAATTGACCCTGAGTCGTACAGACAGGCTCTGGCTGCTCTTGACCCAATCGAAAGAAGAAGGCTAGAAGAGGGAGACTGGTGGGCGACAACCCTTGGAAGCCTTTTTGATAGAACTTCATTTGTGATAATTGACCAATCTGAAGTTCCTCCAGTCGGGGGGAATGCTCGAGCGGTTAGATTCTGGGACCTTGCAGCCACGGAGCCTTCTGGCAGTAATCCGAATCCAGACTGGACGGTGGGCACGCTTGTCTTATACGATTCCGGCGTTGCTTATGTTCTTGATGTAAAAAAAGCAAGAGTGAAGGGCGACAAGGTTGAGCAGCTAATTTCCCAAACAGCTGCGGAAGATGGGCCAAATGTATCGGTGAGAATGGAGCAAGAACCAGGCTCGTCTGGAAAAGCACTCGTTGACCAATACGCAAGATACATACTTCCAGGTTACGACTTCATGGGTATTCGTTCTACTGGAGACAAGCTCACAAGAGCTCGGCCATTTGCCGCAGCTGTCGCAAACGGGAATGTGAGGGTTGTTCGTGGACCATGGCTGAGCGATTGGCTTGATGAAATGTCATCCTTCCCTGAAGCGTGTGACCATGATGACCAAGTCGACTCTGCTGTTGGAGCTTTTACATTTTTAGCTGGTTTAGGCTTGCCTTATCGCCGCCCCACCAGTATCATCATCTAACACAGATTAAACCCCTATTAAAAAGAG